AAAAAAATCAAGTAATTGATATACAAATGGCAAAATAATGTTGGCAAATGGTTTTTAAAATTGATTTAAACGAACAGAAACATAGAAAATTTAAGAGATTTTTGAAATTTAGTGTAAATATATTAGAGGCAAGATAAAATGACAAAAAAAGAGATATTACAAGTAATCACAATGCTTGAAGGGGCAGGTGTTCAATTTTCTAAAAATATTGAAACAAGAATTGTTGTTGACCTTTGGTATGAGTGTTTTAAAAATGACAAACTTGAAGATATCACAAAAGCAATATCTGAGTTAATACAGAGTAGCGAGCCATTATTTCTTAATGGTTTAATAGGCAAGATTAGAGAAAGATTAGTTGCTAAAAAGTGTCAATTTCTTGATTTTTCTATTGCTTGGCAGTTGATAAGGGAGGCAATGCACAAGTGCCACCCTGATATCCCACAAGAAACTACAAGAGCATATAATTCGTTGCCACCAATGTTGAAGTATTTGGTTGGCAGTGCGAAACACCTTGAAGAAATGGAATATTGTTTAGATGTTGATGTTTTAGAAACAGTAGAAAAATCAAATATGAAAAAGATGTATGAAAGTTTAGTTGCACAAAGTAAAGCAGATTTGCAGATTGGTAAAATGCCAATGTGGGAACAGATACAAAATGCAAGAACAAACAAATTAAATTTTAATATCACAAAATTATTAGAAGGTAAGACTTTTTAAAATAAGTTTAAAAGAGAGGAAATATGAAAAGATATTGTAATAGATGTGGTAAGCAGGTAAAGAAAGAAACAGAGAAAACAAAGGATAATTATCCATATTATTGTCCAAATTGTGATGAGAATATGTTTGAATTTGAAACACATACGAAAAAGAGAAGTTATGTTTGTGCTTGTAAGTAGGAGGGATAAATGAAAGAAGAATTGTTTAGTAAATTAGTAGAGTATCTAGGAAATTTAGAAGTTGTGGCAAGAGAACAAATACCTGATGTGTTAAATCAGTTGCTACTTAAAGGTATTATAATTGATTCTGTTATTATTGTGACATCTATATTATCTATTATAAATTTAATTGTTATCATTAAATTAAAAAATAAGGAGTTTGAAAATTACAATAGCGAATTACTTTATGTTGTGTATGTAGTTCTTTCTATACTTCTTGGAGTTTATGCAATAGTTGCAATGCCAATAGGGATAGTAGATTTATTAACAATCATATTTACACCTAAGGCATATTTGTTAGGAATGCTAAAATAGGAGGAATAAATGAACAAAGATAAAATGGAAATAAAGTTTAAAATAAGAATTGAACAAGCAAGATTAGTGCTTATAGCAATAGATACATTATTGCAAGATAAAACACAGCCTGTTGATTTAATTGACGATATTGAAGAAGAAATAAATAGATTTAGACAATTCGAAAAAGATATGGACGATTTAACAGAGGAGGAATAAAATGAAAAAAGATGACATAATTGCTCTTTTGATTTTAGTGTGGATATATGTTAGTGGAATATTTCTCGGAATACAACTTGAAATATTATTCACTAAATAGAACAAGTTGGAATAGTAGAAAAAACTTTTGGTAACGATGTTAGTATAACAATATTTGCAGAAAATAGAACTCCTGCACAGATGTGGGAGATTATTAAGAATTTGACAAAATGAGAAAAATTTGGTATAAGAAATTAACTATGAGAGAAAACGAGCAGTCTTTGACTGGTTGTTCTACTCTCATTTTTTTTGCTCCCTCGTTTTCTTTCTGAAACTAAATAATTATACAGATATTAGGCTAATGTCCTGTGAACTTGGAAAATGGTTATAGTTTGTAAGTATAACCCTGACAAATGCCCAATCAAAGAAACTTCACGAAGGGAAGTGTTTTAGATTGAAAACTCACTTGAAAGAGTGATTATATAAGACTGATGTCTACTTAAGGTTAGTCGCATATAATATTGTGAATTTATATGTTTTGCAGTCACAAGAAAAACAATAAACATACTATCTTGAATAAAAAGAACAGACTACTCTCTTTATTTTCTCTCACTATGTTCAAGAAAATCTGCTCTTAATTTCTTATTCAGGGAAGCTGTTTTAGATACAAGTAAGAATAAATCTTTCAAGATAGTAAGAAGTTTCAACTAGAACTATGTTTATTTAGAAAAGAGGAGAGCAAATGAAAGGAAATAAATTAACACCTAAACAAGAAAGGTTTTGCCAGTTAATAGTGAGTGGCAAAAATCTTACTGAAGCATATTTAGGTTCATACTCTCCTAAAACTAAAAACAAAAATTCAATAAATAGAGAAGCAAAAGAAGTTTATGATAACCTCAAAATTTCATCAAGAATAAACGAGTTAAGAGAAAAACAGATTGAAAAATTAAACTATTCTGTAAAACAAAGTTTTGACAATTTAGTATTTGCACAACAAAAAGCAATAGAAGAAGAAAACATAAATGCTTACATAAAAGCAGAAGAATTGAAAGGAAAGTTAGCAGGACTTTACAATATCACAGAGAAAGCAAATATAGTAGCACCAATACAAATAGTTATCAATAACGAGGACAAAAATTGTTAGATAATTTGACTGAAAGTCAATGCAAAGCAAGAAAACTTTTAAATGCAAACAAATATTCTTTATTGTTTGGTGGCTCTCGTAGTGGTAAAACATTTTTAATCGTTAGAAACATTGTTATGAGAGCATTGAAAGAGCCAAATTCAAGGCACTCAATATTTAGACAAACTCGTAAAGATTTAAAAGAAAGTATATGGCTTGATACCTTCCCAAAAGTATTATCTTTATGTTTCAAGAATTATAAGCCGATGTTAAATAATCAAGATTTGGTTGCAAAGTTTCATAATGGTAGCGAAATATGGTTTGGGTTTCTAGATGATGCTAAACATAGTGACAATGTGTTAGGTAAAGAGTATAACACTATATATCTAAACGAAGTAAGCGAAATTAGTTATGCCTCATATTCCAAAGTATTAACGAGATTATCGTTAAAAAATAAGTTAGTCAACAAGTTTTATGCAGATTGTAATCCACCGGGTAAATGGCACTGGGCATACAAGACTTTCGTCCAAAAAGTTAATGCTAAAACTAACGAACCATTAAACAATCCCGAAAATTATGCTTGTATGTTAATGAATCCGCAAGATAATTTAGAAAACTTACCACAAGATTATTTAGATACTTTACAAAATCTTCCTGAAGATGAAAGGAACAGATTTTTGTTAGGTTTATGGGTAGAAGGTATTAGTGGTGGAATTTATACAAAAGAAATGGCACTTGCAGAGCAAGAACAGAGAATTACAGATGTTAGTCATAATCCTGAACATTGTGTATTTACTTTTTGGGATATAGGAATTGATGATAGCACTGCAATATTGTTTGCACAATTTGTAAAAGACAGAATAAATATTATTGATTACTATCAAAACAACAACGAGGCAATGAGCCATTATTTAGAAGTGTTAAACAAAAAGCAACAAGAGTATGGTTATAGATATGGCACTTTATTTTTACCACACGATGCAAGGCAAAGAGAGTGGCTTACTGGTAAAACAAGACAAGAAATGATAGAGAAAAAAGGGTTTCAAGTTCAAGTGATACCTGCTTCAAGCATTGTTGAAGGTATAAACACTGCAAAAGAAATGTTTAATAAAATCTATATAAACAAAACTAAATGCGAAGAACTTATCTCTTGTTTAAGTAACTATCATAGAAAAGAAGACACAAAGAATTTAGTTTATTCTAACGAGCCAGTGCACGATTGGAGTTCTCACGGAGCAGATACATTTAGATTGCTTTGTGTTAGTTATAGAGAGAAATTAAACAGAGATTTGGAATTTAACAAACATCAACAAGAGTATAAACGAAGTATAGAGTATGCTAACTTGTTTGGATATAAAAAAAGAACAAGTCAAAGTTTGTGGGGATAATATGAAAGAGTTTTTGATTTATGGTGCAATATATTTGGTTTTAGTGTATATTTTCTTGCTTTTTGTGTTAAGGGCAATATATTTTACTTTCGTATTGAAAGATGACACATTAAAGTCAGTTAAAATAAAGATTAGTAAGCCAACAGGTTTGTTTAAAAGATACAAAGAAGAAGAAAAGCAAGACAAAAATTCTAAATGGGGGTAGTAAATGGAATTAGAGCAACAGATACAAGATTTAAGAAGTAGAGTTAATGATTTGGAAACAATAAGAAATCCTGAAGAAGTTGTAGGTAGAGTAATATTGTTAGAACAAGCATTAGATGAGGTTAGGACTGCAATTAGTGAGTTAAGTATAAAACTAAATGCTTATTTGAACGAAGAAAAGTATATTGAAACATTTACCGATGAAGAATTCAAAGAACTTTACAATAATAGTGGTCTTGTAGCCAAAGATATTGCGAAATTGATAGAAAAGAAGTTCCCCGAATATAAAGATACTTCTGCACCTACAATTTCTAAAATTATGAGTGGAGAAAGGGGCAGTATAGAATTAAGGTCATATTTAGGCAAAGTAATGAGATTTGAAAGTGCAAAAAGAAAGGTTTAATAGTTATTATCACGAGGTATTATACAAGTTAAGGAAAGCAAGTAAACTTAACTTGTTTGATATCGCAGAACTTATGCACGAGAGTTATGATACGACAAGAAAAAATATTTACAACAAAAAGTTAAGCAGGAGATTATGGATAAAATATTACAATTTCTTTACAAACTATATAAGAAAATCAGACCACCAAAAAGATTGTATCAATATGGAACGATAGGGCTTACAATCAAAGATGACAGAACTTTAAAAGAGAAATTTTTTGATAGAATAGATGAGTTCTTCTTCAATTGGCAACAAGAAATGAGATATAAAAGAGCAAACATTAAACAAGTATGGCATAGTTATTTTGATTTTGGGTTAGGTAAAGTAGTATCTTCTTCTGCCGATATTAGAGAACAAGAAAAAAAAGGGTATGCATATATCAGTGATGATGAAGCGACAAGACTTGCAGAAAGAAGGCAGAAACAAAACAGAATTGATAGAAGAAATAGAACACAAAAGTATTTTGAAGAAGGGTTTGCTAAAATAAGAAGTGGAAACTCAAATTATTATGAGCAAGTCCAAAAGAGGTTTAGACAATGAAAAAAATCACTTGGGAATTTTTATTAAAATATTCTTATGGTCGTAAAAGAAGAAGTAATAGCATAATTTTTAGACAACAAGACAATTATTTTATAGGTTTCAACAGGTTTGGTTTTGTTAAATTGTTTATGTGTCCTGATTGGTGGAAAGATTATGTTATTATTTCAAAGAATATGAGTTATGAAGATATGTTTGAAATAATTAAACAATTAAAAGAGCAATTAACACCACCAACAAAGAATTTAAAAGAGTTAGCAGAGCAGAAAAAATCTAAAAAAATCAAAAAAAGTTGACACAAATTGTCAAAAAATATACCACGATTTACATTTTTTTATATGGTAAATTTGTGGTATGGAAAATAGAAGTCTTTGGAAATTAGTCAACAATTTGTGGCAAAATGGAAAAAACTTTGAAGAGAAATATAAAAAGTTTTATGACTACTACGACGGCAAATTAAAAGGCAACTATTTTGGAAACGAAGATAAGACTACAGAAAACATTATTGAAGAAATAATTGAAACGAAAGTAAATGCTACACTTGATGCACCATTTACAATTCAAGTTGTCCCTTCAATAAGTCCACTTAAAGATATAAAAGAAATCAAAAATCATCAAACAATAGCAGATATACTAAACGAAGAAATGCACCATATATTGAAGTGCAACAATTTTAACGAATTGAAAGAGAAAGTTATTCGTTATGGCGAGATTATGGGTTTTTCTGCAATACAGACATTAGTTGAAAATGAAGATGGCAGAGCAGAAATCAAGTTAGAGTATATATCACCTGAAAACATAAGATTTGATAAAGGTGCTAAAAGTGTTAAAGATTTGTCTTTTGTAGCATATAAAAAGAGTGTCCCACCACAAATAGTTAAAGAAATGTATTGCAAAAACGAAGATGGCTCTTTTGATATAGAAAAATGTAAGTTGATAGACAAGATTACTTCATCTATTGGTAGCACTGAAACAAACAATGCTAAAAATTCAGTTGTTGCAGTTAAAGGCGAGAAAACAACAAGTTTAGTATATAACAATTCTATTGGTGGTATTCAAGCAGGAAAATCAGTTGAACTGATAGTAATGTTTTTAGTTGATACATCTGTTTATGCACCAAATAGTGAAGATAATCAAGAAACAAAAGAAATCAAAGAACAATCAATATATATGTATCCTAATGGAAGATTGATTGTATTTAGTCCAAACGAACAATTGTGTTTGGTATTAGAAGATAAACCTGCACCTGAAGGGTTTAAGAATTTAGCAAATATAGATATATTCAATCCATTAACACTTGATAGTATTGAAGGTAAAAGTGAAGTTGAAGATTTAATTCCAATACAAAACAGAATAAATGGAACTCTTGCAAAAATGAGTTTTTATATAAGTCAAGATGTAGCAACGATATTAGTGCCTGAAGGTGTATTAGATAACGAAGATGATGCATTTGTAAATCAAGCAATAACAAAATGTGGAAAATTGCAAATAGATGGTTCTACTACACCACAAGTGTTAAAGAACGAAATGATAGTTCAAGCAACAAAGTTGGAAAGTATGTTGCAAAGATATGAGAAGTTGGCTTATACAAAAGCACATTTGAACGAAACAATGATAAATGGTGCAAGACAAGTTGGCACTACTAGTGGCGAACAAGTTGAACAGTTAAACGAAAGTCCTATGAGTTCAATTAGATTAATACAAAAGAACTTAAAGAACTTTATCAGTGAAGTTGGAAACAAAATTGTTTCTTTAATTGGAGAATATTATACACAAGACAGAATAGTTGAAATTGCTACTGGTCTTACGATAGATAATATTCAAGTAAAGTTTGCAAAATTTACTACTAACAAAATGACTAACGAACAAGTTGTAGAACTTTATACTGAAGCAAACGAAATAGCAAAAGAAATCACATTAAATAAAGATTGGAAATATACAATAGAAGTTGTAGCAGGGACAGAGATACCTCGTTCAAGAAAAGAACTTGCAAACACTATGGAACGAATATTTACAAGTGGAATATTAAATCCTTCTGCAGATATTGATGTGTTAGAAGTTTATTTAAAATCGTTAGATATACCAAACTATAGAGCCATAACAACATTGTTGAGACAAAAGCAACAAGCAATGGCACAAAATCAACAGCCGATAGATTTAAAGCAAGTATTTGAAAATAAAGATTTATCTCGTTCATTTGCAGATGTATTTAATTCGTTAGAAGGGTTCAGTAAAGCAAAATCACAAATATTGCAGATGTTAGGACTTGATAGTAGCACTGATACAATGGAAAGTGCACCAATACAATCAATAACATCAAAATCAAGTGCAGAAGACATAGCAACGATAATACCTGAAAAGGTTAGCCAAAACGAAGAACAAGCACTAGCAGGTGCAGAAAATGCAGTTTTAGATAAGAGAGGAATATAAAATGAGTTTGAATTATGGAGACAAAATTAGCATTAAAGCAGAGTTAAATATTGAAATTTTAGGTATTTTCCCTGCTGGTGAACAAAGAGATGGTAAAGCAAAATATTTAGCAACTTTAAATGGATACAAAATGACAATAGACCAAGATTTTGTTGAAGGTCTAAAAGCATTTGAAATAAAAGAGGTAAAGAAAAATGGAAAAAGAAAATAAGATGCCTGAATTGGCAGTTGTAGAAAAAGAAGAAACTTTTAATCACGACGACCATATGGCAAAAGTTAAAGCAGGACTTGAACAAATAATTGCAAGCCAAGATTTGAACGAAATCAAGTCTATAGCACAATCTTTACTTGAAGAAGAAGGTAAAGAGGCAGAGCAGGAAATAGAAGTTGAAGATAAAGGCAACAATGAAGAAGTGTCAATGGAAGATTATTTGAACAAATAAAAAAAGAGAGGGGAAAATTATGGGATTTGAAAATAGTAGCAAGTTTGGAACACCTAATTTAACAGAGGAACAACTTTATCAGATGAACAGAGCAATAAACAAAGAACTTTGGGAAAAAGGGGAAGTTCCAAAAGAAGAACAAAAAGAAGAAGTTAAAAAAAGTGGTTTTACAAAGTAAATAAAAGAGAGGAAATCAAAATGGAATTAGAAAATATGGAACAAAATAATCAAGTAGTAGTAGAAACAAACAACGAAACAAATAATGAGCAACAGACATTAACACCTTCTGTTGAAAACTCTACAGATAAAGGTCTTGAAGGAACTCAACAAGTAAACCAACAAGCCAATTTGGAAGAGTGGCAAAAAGATGGTCGTTATGGCAAGATGTGGAAAAAGACAGACGATTTGTATAACTCTTACAAATCTATGGAAAAATCTTTTAACGAAGTTAATCCAAAGTATAAAGCATTGGTAAAACTATTAAAAGATAACGGATTTCAAGAAACAACTTTAAATGACGATTTAAAGAAGTTTGAAGATTACAGAAATCCACAAAGTAGAATAAATCAGATTTACAATTATGTTAATGGGTTTTTAACAAACGAGATTTATTCTTCAAGAGTTGCAAAGTTCTTTGACCAACTTGAACAAGAAGAATTGCAAAGACTTTATCCAAATATGAATAGCGAACAAATTGCTAAACAACAAGCAATGGATAAAGAATTGAAAGAGTTGAAAGCAAAAGAGCAGGAAAGACAATCACAAGCAGAAATTCAAAACAATTTGTCTGCAATAGATAAAAGTTTAGATGCTTGTGAAAATTTAGCAAATTCTTATGGCTTTAAGATTACAGATGAAGTTAAAAACTATTTGCTTAATCATTGTTTGACTAACAATGTTTTACCTCAATACATTGAAGCAGAATTTTTAAAATTGTATGGACAACAATTATTGAAAGCAAGAGATAATAAAGTAATTGCAAATCAAAAAGCAAACGATAAGAAATTGCAACAAGCACAAATTTTAGGTGGTGGAAGTTCGGCTAACTCACAATCTTCTACACTTAAAGGCAAAGCAGGATTTTTAAAAGGGTTAGAAAAAATTTTAAATAACAAATAGGAGACAAAACAATGTCAAGACAAACACAAGAAATAAATGCATTAGTAGTTCAGTATATTTATGACACATTATTTGATGGTTTAGAAAAAGCAACACCATTATGGAAACATTTCTCTACAGAAGGGAAGAAACATCAAAAAGGTGGAACTTATATTCAGTTCCCAACCAAACTTTTGAAGAACCAATCTCAAGGTTTTATTGCAGGAACAGGTGCAACAGTATCTGCAACACCTTCAGTTCAATTACAATATGGAACATTAAACTGGAAATATTTTAACTACAATGTTAACTTCACAATTCAAGATTACAACGAAGCACAAGGTTCAGCATTAGCAGTTAGAGATTTCTTTACAGACAAAATTGATGGTGCAATGGAAGATGCATACAGAGAACTAGCACAAGCAAGTTGGGGTTCAGTATCAGACAATCCATTATCATTTAATGGTTTAAAAGATATTTGTGCAGGAAGTGGAACATCTTATGCAGGTCTTTTAAATACAGATTACGATAGTGATGCATATTTACCTATCATAACAGCAGATAGCACAGTAAACTATTCTAACATTAACAAAATGATAACAAAGGTTCAAGCAAGACAACAAGCAGGTGCAAAAATGAACAAAAAAGTTATCGGTCTTTGCAATGAAGCAGTATTTGAAAAATTTAAAAATTCTGTTCAATCACAACAAAGATTTGTTAACGAAGATGATATAGCAAAAACAGGTTTTAAAGGGTTCTTGGTTAATGGTGTAGAGTTCTATTTAGATGCATTTGCTTATGGTTCTAAAGATGGTTCAACAGGCGACAACTGGTGTGTAATAATTCCAACAGATGTAATTAAGTTTATTTACAACTATGGATTTGATAATGTATCACCTTTTGATACAACAAAAGAAGGTTTACAATTACCATTAGAGCCAATCAAATCAATCCAAAAATATTTGACTGGAAACATAGTTTGCAACAACAGAAGATTGATAGCAGTAAATAAATCTTTTGTTGCTTAATTTAATCCATAGAGTTCCTCTCTTGGAATATCTTTTGGCAGTATAGATAAAAAACAAACTGCCAAATAAAAAATAGGAGCATAAAAAATGGCAGAAATATTATTAAACAGACAAGCATTGAACAATGCAGACGATTTGAAAAAAGTTTCTTCAGTAGCAGAATATCCATTAGGATTTGAAGTTGAAACAATAGATGAAAACAAAAATTTAAGAAAATACATTTATGTAAAATCAGGTGCTGCAATAAGTGCAAAAAATGTAGTTATGGTAAATCCCGGATTTGTAGCAACAACATTAGCAACATCAGCATTTGCAAAATTGACTGGTGTAGCAAATGTAGCAATAGCAAGTGGCTCTTTTGGTTTTATACAAATAAAAGGGCAAACAGTAGCAGTATCTGCTTCAACAACAACAAAAGACCATTACACAAAGTTAATTACAGCAGTTGCAACATTTGCAGACAGTTCATCAGTAGTTGCTTCAACAAATGCAATAATTAACGAAACATTAGAAGCAGCAGGAGATTGTTCTATAACATTGTTAGGTATATCTTCTGAAGTTGCCGCATCATAGTTTTTTTAAATAATTTATGTAGGTGGGTAGAAATATCCACCTACAAGATAATAACTCAAATTTAAGGGGTTAGACAATGGCAGAAACAAATTTAAGATTAATAAGAATAGATAGCGAAAAATTATCTGCACAAAGAAATGTAATTTTAGTTGCAGATAGTCAAAGTTCTATACCACAAAACGAATATATCTATTTTAAAGCAATATTTGATACACCTGCAGGACAAATTGCAAGAGTTATCAAAGATAGTGAAGGAAACGATGTAAAGATTACCTCAATATCAGATATGGTTGTATTAGATTTTAATTATTTAACAATTCAGCCAGTGTATTATGGTAGCAATATGCCAAATGATTTAAAAGTTTATCAGTTTTAGGGGGAACTTATGGAAGAAAAGAAATTTATTGTTAGTTCAAATTCTAAAACTATAGATGGCTCGGTAGAAAATATCGTTTCTACAAATCAATATAACGAAACAATCAGCGACATTGAAACATACAACATAACTTGTGTTGATAGAGGAATAAGGGCAATTGTTAACGAAACGACATTTAAAGCAAAAGTCCAAAATGTTGAAGGATTTTATCAATTCTTTTATATCGGGGAAAATACTTGGTTGCTAAATGGTGACGAAGTTGCACTTCTTGAGTATGGAATAACTTTTAATGATGCCCCTGCTCCAAAAATCAACGAAAGTGTAATGATAAATTATTTTGATAATACGATAAAGATTAGTTATGACCAAAATTTTCAAATTTTTGTAAATAAAGAAGTAAATTTTTTAGATGTAGTGTCTGAAAGAACAATTTGGTTAATGGCAGACAATAACGACACCAACTATTCTTTTCATTTTATGACAAAAAAGTTTCAAATAGATACGATAAATACAACTTTTAATCAATTAAGTGTAAATAGCACTTTTGAAGGGTTTGAAAAATTTAATGTTCAAATAATTATTGCAAAGAGAGAACAATAATGAAAGTATCAGAAGCATTAAGAAGAATAAATTTCAAAGTAGGAACTTTAGACGATATTACAGGTAGAGCAATCAATAATATTATTGAAACTCGTTATATTGTTGACGAATTAAATACTCAACTAATGCAATATGCCAACAAAACAAAAGGGATACAAGACACATATTCAACTTGTTTAAATGTTGATACACCATTTATACAAGCACCGAAAATGGCTTTAAGGTCAGAAAGTTATTTTTTTGGTCAGTTAATAGTAAATGGACGAATATTCCCTTTGGATATGCGAGGCAAAAACGATGCATTAAATAACTTTACTGTAAGTCCATTTCAAAGTATTACAAGTTGGGTAATGCCTTGGTCTATGGGTAAAGAGCAATTTTTAAGTGCATTTCCTACAAATTCTACTAATGCAGACAAAACAAATCTTAATGGCTCAATAAGTGAAACTGACACAACAATAGAAGTTGATAGCACAAAAGGGTTTATAAAGACTTTTGGAAGAATAATTATTGGCAACGAAAAAATCTTGTATCAATATTGTGATGATACAAAGTTTTATGGTTGTGTTAGAGGAATAGAAGACACAGAAATATCTACACATAACGATAACGATGAAGTAAAACATTGTAATTTGATTTTATATTATGCAAGATTGCCAAAAAAGATAGAGGTTTATGACGACAATTTTGTTTCATATGAAACATTAAATCAAGAGATAGAAGTTGTAGAAGAACATTTAGAAGGAATAATCAAACTTGTTTCTTACAACTTGATTTTGAAACTTGACAATGCAAGAGCAGGACAATACAAAGTTGATGCAGACACATTGTTTGAACAATACGAAACAGATATAAAGAAAGGTTTTTCAAAAATTCGTAAAGGAGCAAATGTTAAAGAAAGTCCATACTTTGCACAAGCAGGTTATCCAATGTGGACAAATTTGACAATGTAAAAATGGGGAAAGTTTCAGTAAATCAATTTTTAGGTATAAAAAATGATGGTTCTGAAAAGCAGATATCGGCAGATTACTTTTCAGACATTGTAAACTTTTCTTTTCTTGATGACAGTGTTTTAGGGTTGCAAAAGGTTTTATGTCCTGAACTAATACAAACAATAGGCAACTCTGCTATAGATGGAATATTTGAATATAAATTCTTAAATCAATTCAATATATTACAAACAAAGATTATTGTAGTATCTAATGGAACGATATACGAAACAGATTTTAATACTTATTCAGTTCTAAAAAGTGGTTTACATAAAGGCAAAGTATCTTTTGCAGTATATTTAGACAAGTTGTATATCTCTAATGGATACGATAATATTCAAGTTTATTATGGAAACTATGGTCTTATTAGCGAGATGGGAAGTCCTGTTGCAAGAAACTCAAACAGTTTAGGTAATTTAAGTGGAACTTACAAATATGCACTTACTTATGTGACTAATGGTGGCGAAGAAATTGTTGGTAGTATAAGCAATAGCATAACAGTATCTAACAATGAGATAAAATTGTATTGTCCTTTGGGCTACGATGGTGTAAATTCAAGAAAATTGTATAGAACAGAGGCAAATGGACAAGAACTTAAATTTTTAAGAGATATATCAGATAACACAACTACAGAAATTGTAGATAACATTTTTGACATATATTTAGGTGCAGAAATAGGTCAAACAAATAACGAACTTCCAAAACCTTACTTTTTAGCAGTTGCAGGAAACAGACTTTATGCAACAAAAGTAGATAAGTATCCTACACAACTGTTTACAACAGATGTAAATTTTGAAGTGATAGATAGTGCAAGTTATATTGATGTAAGCAATTTTGGTTCTGACAATACCGAAGTTATGGGTATTGGAGAAGATTTTAATAAAATTATTGTAGGAACAAGAAAAAACATATTTTTCGTAAATCCTGAAGACAATTCAGTTGTTTTAACTCGTGCTAATGTAGGGTTTCTTGATGGATATTCAATAGCAAAGTGTCCTTCGTTTAACAATTTTAGTGGTGGTTTAATGTTTGCAAGTTCGCAAAAAGATATTCGTTTAATGAGTGGACTTCAAGCATTGCCTGTATCAACAAGTTTAGATAATATTACAACACAAAATTATTCACAAAATTTACAAGGCAGTTTACCAAACGATTTGATTTCTTATTCTTCAATATCTGCAACATTTTATAATTATAAGTATTTGTTGCAGATAGATAGTATTAGGTATGTGTTTGATATTAGAAACTCTGCTTGGACAAAAGAAGAAATAAGAACAGAAAATTACATATCACAACCAAACATATTAGCAGTGATAAACAATAGATTGTTAAATGGTCAAATAGATGGAAAAATAGAAGAAGAATATAAATCTATTAAGTATAGAAACGAAGATTGTCCTGCATATTTAAAGAGTGTAGAAATTCAAGCATCAACAGAATTTAAGTTTATTGAAAAACTTTATTTTTGGTTTACAACGACCGAAGATAACGAACTAAAAATATCAGTCGTTAGTGATAGTAACAGAAACTATAAATCAGAGAAAGATTTCGATGTTATAGATGGAGCATTTAACGAAGATTTTAATGCAAACGAGTTTAACGAAAACAAAAATGGTATGGATTACAGAGTATATAACATTTACAAACCTTGTAGGTGGTTAAAATACAATTTAGAAGTTTCAAAAGGAAATATTTCTTTTGAGGCATTTGAAATATCAGGACAACAAATAAGTAATAAGGAGTGAAAATATGGCAATAAGTGAAGGGTTGGGCACAATAATTGGTTCAGGGTTAGGTGTAGTAGGAAGTATAGCAGGTGGTTTATTAGGTGGAGATGCAGAAAAGAAAGCATACCAAAGAAGATTACAAGCATACAACGAAGCAATTAAACGAGGACAAGAAACACAACAAGCAGGAGAGAATAATCTTTACAATATTACAGATAGTTCGTTGCCTGAACTACAACAGTTGCAAGACAATTTAGTAAATCAAGAAAATCAAGCATTAAATAGTGGTGCAAAACAATTACAAGCAAACCTTTCGCAAGCAGGGTTAAGAGGTGGACAACTTGCAACACAAATGGCTCGTGGAATAGGTAATATGACAAACGATGCGAACAACAATTTGGCACAATTAAAATATGACGATGCAAATCAAAGAAGAAACTTAAAATCTGCTTACGAAATGGCAAAAGCACAAGCAGGAACAAATGCTTATTTGCAACAATTTCAGGGATAGGAGATAAAGAAAATGGGTTTATTATTAGATATGTTTAATAAGCAACAAGAAATATCACAAAATCCAATAAAAGCAATAAGGACACCACAACAACTTGCTTATGAAGAAATGTTGAATAGGCAAGAAAAGGCAAGAAAACAAGAAAAAGTTGACAATATTATTAGTGGTCTTGGTGCAGGTCTTAATGGTGTAGGAAAAATTGTTGCTAATGCAATGCTAAAAAACGATGATGGATTTAAGCAGGGAGCAGTTGCAAACTCTTTAAATGCTAACGATGACAGATTGCAACAACAAATGAGAGATTATGCAGAAAAAATGGCTAAAAGTAGAACAAACTATATTGACCAAGCAAAAGAGCAGTTAGGACTTGCAAAAGCAGAAGAAAAAGGAAATATGCCAAATACAGAAAGTGTATATTGGACAAATATGCTTTTAGATGATAGTGGAAAATATACAGATAAACAAAAAGAATATGCAAATAAATGGGTAAACAAATTTTTAAATAAAACTGACCAACAAAAAGAGTTGAACGATATTAATAATCAATCTCGTATAGCATTAGAACAAGAACTTGCACAAATTAGAAATAAAGCAAATTTAGAAAAAGAACAAAAGAGTGCAGAGATAGAAACAAGTGCTGCAGCACAAAAAGCATCACAAACTGAAATAGGTAAAACAGAAGGTAATGCTTATAAGACATTGATAGAAAATGCAGATAAAGCAACAGAACAAAACGAGTATCTTAACCAAATGTCAGAGTTGCTTGATAGTGGAATACAAACTGGAAGATTTGCAGAAACAAATATGAAATTAAAAGAACTTGCAGGTGCTTTTGGACTAAAAGTTGATGGATTACCTGAACAACAAGCATTTGTTGCATTATCTAATAAGTTAAGACTTGGAGCAGCAGCAATGTTAAAAGGTTCTGTTTCTGATAGAGAACAAGAAATTATTGCAAGAACAGTTGCAAATCTTGGCAATACACCTGAAGGAAACAGACAAGTAATTAAATTGTTAAGAGATATGAATAATCTTGCAATAGAAAAAGCAGAATTTGCTGAGCAATATAGAGATTTACATAATGGCAGATACAACAAAATGGAAGTTGATAAATTGTTTAGAGAAAAAAATCAATCAAAAATTAAAGAACTTACAACACCAAACATAACACAAGAAAGAACATTTAAAATAATGACAGATAAAAATGGAAACAAAGCAAAAGTTTATTCTGATGGCACAATAGAAGAAATAGGGGGTAAATAATGGCTTTTGATATAAGCACAGCGAGAGAACTTACTCCAGAAGAAGAAAAAGAATTTATAGAAACACAAAGACCAAAAGTTGCACCACAAGAAAAATCTACTCTTACAGGTAAAAGAAGACTATTAGCCAATGGTTTAACTTTTGGTGCAGAGCCAATATTAGAAGGTGTAGGTGGTGCATTAGGCAATACCATTGCGAATATCAAATACAATAGACCTATTTTTGAAGATATAAAGAAAACATATTTGTCTGCAAGAAACGAGGCAAAACAAGATATAGATAAAGAGAACAGATTGCACCCTTATAGAAGTGTAGCACTTGAAATTTTAGGTGGACTTCCTACAGGTGCAGGTATGTTAAAAGGTGTATCTTTAGCATCTAAACTTAAAAGTCCATTATCAAGACTTGTTGCAAGTGGTGGAATTGGTGGTGGAATTATTGGAGCAAATGAAGGTGCCACATCTAAAGAAAATGAAGTTTTGCCATTAAAAGAAACGACACAAAATGCTTTAAAAGGTGCAATAGGTGGTGCAGTAGTAAGTCCATTGCTTTATGGTGGATACAAACTTGGCAAATTTGCAATAAACAATGCAGGAGATATTGCAAAAACACCTATACGAGCAGTTGCAAAAACAGTAAAAGCAGTTGATAGTGGAATAAAAGGTTTGGGCGAGATGGTTAAGTCAGATGAGAAAAATGTTATAAATGCACTTTTAGAAAATGGAATATCAAAAGAAGCAATAGAAGAAAGTATAAAAACTGGTAAACCTTTAATTGACACAATGGACTTAAATTCTGCAAGAAAGTTTAGAAATTTAAGAGCAAAAGATAGTGGGTTTAACGATGTTGCAGATAAATATATTTCTGAACAAAGGCAAAACAGATATTCAGATATAAACGAAATAGCAGATAAAATTTCAAAAAAACACCCTTTTGAAAAGTTAGAACAAGTTAAAGAAGTTGGAAGTAAGATAAATGATAGATACTATAGAAAGTTTGATAAAATGGGCGACTTAAAAGATAAAGCCGATTTTTCAGATGTATTAAAAAGAAAAAAGACACAAGAAATGCTGCAAGATATTTATAGAAACGAAGATTTTGAAAATTTAAGTCCTACAGATTTTAAAGTTTTAGAAGAATTAAAAAAGAGGTTTGATGATATAGTTTCTGCAGGGACAAAGACAAGCACATTTACACCTTCTGCAAAAGCAATGTCATTAAAGAGAGAAATACAACCAATACTTGCAGAACTTAAAGATAAACTCAACGAAGCAACAAAAGGGAAATATTTTAAAGCAAACTATTTAAAAAGTCAAACTTTTGATGCAGAAAATATGTTGAATAAACCTAAAGTATGGGAAAACGATAATTCTGCTTTAATAAACGACCTTTCAGGTAAAACTAACGAAGAAAAAAGAATAATGAAAAGTTTAATAGCAAACGATTTAAGGTCTCAAGCAGGAAACAAATATGATGACAGTGCAGTTGCAAACATTTTGAACATAAATAAAAGAAATAATCTTGCTACTATTCTTGGAAAAGATAGTCAAATACTTAATGATATAGATAATGTTGTTAAAAGGCACAAGAATTATGGTGTTATGACTGGTGGTTCACAAACAACAGATAAAAATCAATTAAGTGGAAAAAATATACTTGAAAATATTTCAAACAAAGACCTTTTTGGTGGAATAGCAGAAACATTAAAAAATGCTTTAAAGTCTGATAAGTTTGGAACAAAACTTGGCGAAGCAATTACAAATCCAAAAAAACTTGCAGAAAAAGCATATTTAGAGTATTTACAAAAAATTAAGTAAGGAGAAATAAAAAATGTTACCAAGCATAAACGATTTAGTTTTGTATATCAATAAAATAATAAAAGGTGCAGATTGGAACACCAATTTTAGAGCAGTGTTAAATTGGTTCACAAATGGACAATACAATGCAAAAGTTAAAGGTATAGAAGTAGGAAGTGATGGAATAACTAATAATGGCACATTTACACAAAGTGGAAATCTTGCTGTATCAGGAAACATTGAAGCAACTGGCTCAATAACAGCAGGAAATGGTGGATTTGTCGGAGATGGTTCAAGACTTACAGGTATTGTGTCAAGTTCAGTAGTATCATATACACCATTTTGTGCTAATAGTGGATATACAAATAGTGGCAATGCAGAGATACTTTACTATTCAGGGAGCACATTAAAGTTTAAAGTTGGTGGAACTAATCCAACATATCCAAATTTAGTTTGCACTTCTGCAAAAGGTGTAACATTTACAATGGAACAAGTATTAGATGTAGATTGTTCTTCTAAAGACGATGGCACATATATTGTTTGTGTAGAGAAAGGAACTGGCTCATATTCTCCTAATGCAAGATTATTTAGAAATGCAAAAATATATGTTCAGCCTAACCAACCTTCAGGTCAAGAAAACGATATTTGGTTAAATACAGCAAAAGAAGGATTAAAATCGTATCAAAAAGTCAGTGGCAGTTGGAACAATGGAACAGAGTTAGTTCCTATCGGCGAAGTTGTTATATCGTCTAACACAATATCAAGTGTAAAAACATATTTCTATAACCAAAATGGATACAACATCAATTTAGGAAAATGTAAAAATTTATTCACCCGAGAAGAAGCACCTTCAGTAGTAATTAGGTCGTGGTCAAGTGAAAGGTCTTTTTATCGTATATGGTCAAATGGATATGTTGAGCAGGGTGGATATGTAATAAGAACAGATGCATCAAGAATAATCAGTTTTCCAATTAAAATGGCAAACACAAATTATTCTATAACTTCGGGACATTTAAGCCAATATTACGAAGCAGACGAATTTTCTAATCTTACAACAGAAGGTATGCATTATTGGAACGATGGTGGTAGTGATGCAAGTTGCTTATGGAAAGTTGAAGGTATGATGGATATAAACGATTTCTTATCTATTTAGGGGGAAAAATGTATATAGGGTACAAGTTATACAAAGTAGACAAAACTATTGAAAATTACAGAGATATGGCTGTTTGGTGCAATTCTAATAATGCTCATATAGAAGATAAAGGCGAATATTATGAAGTAGTAGAAAATGTTGAGTATATACCAACATTAGAAGAAAGATTAAAAATGTTAGAAAAACAATATCAAATGAACAGATGGCAGAGAGAAGGAATATTAGCAACAGGTAGCCAATATTCTGATTATGCAAAAGCAAAAGCACAAGAATTAGAAGATATAGCAGAGCAAATAAGAAATAAAAACAATGGGGGACAAAATGAGTAAAGGAACTCTCAATAAGGGTAGTTTTGTTAAAGGTGTAGCAGGTGGTGGTGGTGGTGGAACGACTTATACAGCAGGAGCAGGTATTGAGATTAATAATAATAATATCTCTGTAAAAAAAGTCGTTGAATTTTTTAATCAAGTATCAGTTTTTGCAGATATGACGACATACGATGCAGATAAGATAACGATAAACAGCGAAACATATTTGTCAGTAGTAGATGCAGATATGGGGTTTAACCAATTTTCGTATGATGGCACAAATTGGAGATTATGGGGTGGAGCAGTTATCAATTTGTCAGATTATGGTATAACTCTTGACGATAGCATAACACCAGCAAACGAAGATACTATAACGATATCGTCTTATTATCTTACAGGCAAGACAGAATTTACAGTTGATGTCAATTCAGGTTTATCCAACTTTGCAAATGTTTTTGTAAATGGACAAATCCAAGTTGAAAATCAAGATTACACGATAGAAGATACTCAATATGGAAGAAAGATAAGTTTTATTGATTACACATTAAAATCAACTGATAGAATTCAGGTTTTGTAAGGGGGATATAATGCAAAGAATAAATAGAGAACAAATATTAGATTTATCAAATTTATATGACATTAAGACATTAAGTCAAGCAATAGCTGATAGAGGGTGGGCTTGTATCTCTCAAGATAAAGAAATATCAAAGAGTGTTATACCGACAATAAGTGCAGATTTACAAAGCAAGTTAAATGGTTGTGATTTCACATTATCTTGGGAAAGCAGATATGCTAACAACCAAACATCAAACTATGTTTGCATTGATGGAATTTATTATTACTTTTATTCAGTAAATGGAAATTTGTATCTTTACAGTACCAGTGACATATCTGTAGTTGGAACAAGAGTAAACGACACTAATGTTGGCACTAACAGAAATGTCACTCAAATGATTGCTTACGAGCAATACATAATATTCTTTGATACTATTACTTATGCAGGAATATTCGGTGTATATGATACAGTAAGCAATACTTTTCATATGCAGACATCGTTGAACTATTTCAGGAATGGTGTTTTATCAATCGTAGAAGACAAACTTGTATGTTGCAATAATAATGGTTGGACTTTAGATTTAGAACATATTTGGGAAGAAGATTTATCTACATTTATCACTTCATACACTTCGTCTGCTGGTAGCATATTAGCCCACTTTAAAGTTGGAGATTTTTATTACAGAGTATCAGGTGGCACTCTATATTATGGTACGACTATAAGCACTGTGGACACACAATTGGCTAACATCTCAGATGCAACAGCAGTTGTTAAAGATGATAAAGTTCTCTTAATTGGAAGAACACAAACAAAGATATATAATGGTACAACTTTAGAAACTACATATACACATACTTTATCTGATATTATAGGTGGAAACAGTAGTTATTATGCAGTATTGTATAGTGGCAGTATATATATTAGAAATGGAAGGACATCAAACACTGTAGCAGTGTCTAGTGATAATGGCGAAACTTGGCAAGATTATACTACAACTGCATTTCCAACTTTAACTACAACTGCAAAATTTAATTTTGTTGTTAACGATAATTTGGTGTTCTTAATTAATGGAAACACTTACACAAATTCAAAGACATTGACAGAATATACCGACTATATCGGTTCTACTTCACAAGTTTATTATTACAACTCAACATACAAAATGAAGTTTGCAAA